AAAAAAAGATGAATACATAAATAAAGTTGAATTTTTCACCAAAGTTGAAAGCAGCTATGGTCGGGAATACAATGTTATAAGAATTTAATTTTTTATGTATATAGAGTTGTTTAATGACGAAAATAGTAGTTTATCTTCAATAGAAGTTATAAAAGGGTTTAATATTCCTATTGATGGAAATATTGTAGCCGAATTTAGTTAATTTAATTTTACTTAATATGGTAGATTTTTATATAAAAGGTAATGTTAGTTCAATTTTGCCTCCGAAAGTTTTTCCTCTACAAATTCAAGGCAAGTGTGCATGTTCTTTGTTTCGAGTACAAATGGGAAACGGGCAGGATCTTGCATGTAGCTGCTATAAACAAAATTACATAAGTTTGAATAGTGTAAAAACATGAGTTCTACAAATAGGGTTTTAAGTTCATCTGATGTTTCATTTACGTTACTTGGTAATTTTAATTCGTTAAATTCTGATGTCCACTCTAGGGTTAAAGTTTTGTTTTCCAGTAAATATTTAACATCTGTTTTGAAAATAATTATGTTGTTTTTAATTCCAAAAGAATTAAGTTCAGTACCATTACCTTCAAGATTAAAATAGTTTTCGTCATAGACTTTTACTTCTTTAGTTGGAAAAGACCTTAAAATAGAGTAAGAATGATTGTAAATGTTCATGTTTTTCATTATATTATGGTTTTAATTTGTTACTATTTGGTTTATTAATTTCTTATAACGTAAAAGCATTGCCGTCAGTGGCGGTTTAGAAGTACAAAAGTTTAATAACAGCACAAATGATTGATAGTAGTACAAAAGTTGAAATACAGCACGTCACCCGCCATTGCGGCAATGCAGTGTTAGGTGCAGTGCCTTTTTTGAATGAGATTGTTAATATGGACTGGAAAGAAGCCATTAAGCAAGTTTCAGACAAAAGCATTGATTTGGTTGTAACAGACCCACCTTACGGAATGAAATTTCAAAGCAACTACCGTAAAGTTCAACACAAAAGTATCCAAAACGATGATAACCTTGATTGGCTTGAAAGTTGGGTGATTGAATTAAAACGTGTTTGCAAAGACGAAGCCCACCTTTATATTTTTTGCTCTTGGCATAATATTGACTTATTTAAACAAATTGTAGGTGCATATTTCCAAGTAAAAAACATATTGATATGGGAAAAGAATAATACAGGAATGGGTGATTTAGAAGGCGATTATGCACCGAAATATGAAATGATATTATTTTGTAGTAACGGAAGCAAAAAATTAAATGGTGGACGTGATGCTAACATACTGAAGGCAAAACGAACAGGAAACGAAAACCACCCAACTGAAAAGCCTGTAAACCTAATAAGCTATTTGATAGAGAAAAGTAGTAATGAAAACGATATTGTTTTGGATACTTTTGCAGGTAGCTTTTCAACTGCACAGGCTTGTAAACAAAAGAAACGAAATTTTATTTGCTTTGAAATTGAAGCAGATTATTGTAGAACCGCAAAAAACTTGCTTAATGGCGTATCGGTCAGCTTATTTTAGCACGTCTGCTGGCATTGCACCTAACGTTTCGCAGCTATACGCAGTTGTGAGTTGGCTTTGAGCGTTGGGGAAATTGCGTATAGGTGCTGTTACCTGCTGGTGCGGTTCATTTAGCAGGATTTTGATTTGAAAACGAATAGAAAATTTAAAAAGTTTTAATATTAATGAGGGAGTCCTATTTATTTATTAATGTACCTCCAGGATTAAATAAAGATACTCACGATTTCTTTGAGTGGAATCCTGAGATAAGATATTTTGATTGTGTTAACAAATTAGTGTCTTCTGTGGGCCCTATGACTGCTTCCAATATAATGTGGGCGGTCTATTTAGTATTAGACCCAGATTCTAAATTTTATGCGGAACGTTTAGAAAGCAGGAAGAAACACATAGCAGATAATTTTTTAAAGATACCTGATTTTGATTGGGACAGCATAGATTATGTAATGTCCTGCTATCCAGGAATCAGTATGTCTCCCGCAAAAAGTGATTATTATAGAGTACGAAGTTTATTTAATAAATTGCTAGATGATGCAGAAGGATATGAATCCGCAGAAGCTCAAGCATTTTTATCTAAATTAAGTAGCATATATATAGGCATAGATAAGTCCGAAACTAGAATGGTAAAAGAGAAAGGAAAAGCCACAGAAGTCAAAGGAAGCCAACAACCAGGAAAATTTGCGAAGTCTAGAAAAACTTAAACCAATAAATTTAGTTCCGTTTAGATTACAAAACATAGAAGATTTTGTAGTAGGAACTCACCCGATGTATTACCCTGAATCTCAACAATATGATGAATATTGGATGGAGCAACTGGCGTATTGCATCGAAGGAAAATGGGGGTATGATTATGACAAAAAGAAAAACCTAGGAGGATATAGATGGGCTCCAGGTAATTTGTATTTTTATGCTAACATGGGCATAATTAAACAAGAAGAAGAAGGTAACGTAATTGCGTCTAAATCACCTATATTAAGAGATATAGAGTGGTTAATTTTTTATGGATTAACTGTATGTGATGGATTCAGTGGTTTTACAGAAGACCCTGAATATTGTTGTTTTAGACCTATAGGAGCCTTACAACAAGGCAAACCATTATCAGTATTGGATACTTATTTTTTAGAACGATACGGAGAAAGTTATAGGAATAAAAAAGGAGAGTACAAGACTTATATAGAAGCTAAACAGTATTTATATAGGACATTTAAAGAACCTGCAGGGGTGCCTTTATATCATAATACAGCTCTTAATTTTGAGATATTAAGTACTAGACGTTTAGGTAAATCTTATATTATAGGAGAGGGAATTGGTACTTACGATTTTACTTTTAATGGAGCAAGAACCGTAAATGATTATTTAGAGCAAACTACCAGTAGTACCTTAGTAATAGGATCTAGTAGTTATTCTTATAGTGGGGAGCTTTTAGATAAAGTTCAATTAGGATATGATAATCTTAAGACTAATATAGGAGCTTATAATAAAGATGGACTAGAAATTAATGGAGTATTTTGGCACCCTTCTGATGCTTTTACTAAAGGAGTAAAACAAAAGGGAGGTATAATATCAAATGAGGTTACTGATAAAAGTGGACAAGGAAAAGAGGGGGCAGGGTCGAAAATAGTACACGTATCGTATAAAGATAATCCAAGTGCAGGAGTAGGATATGGAGCTAGACGTATGTTAACAGAAGAATCAGGGTTACTAGATAACTTTGAGGCGGTTCACGGAGAGAATAGCGCTACTCAGAAACATGATTATAAATATGGATATTCTGTTTATATTGGAACAGGAGGTAATATAGAGAAAATAAAAGGCATTAAAGATTCCTTTTATAATCCAGGAAAGTATGATATATTATCTTACCCTAATTTATGTAATCCTGGAGGTAATGAAACAGCTTTATTTGTTCCTGTTTACTATAAAAATAATAACTTTAGAGATGAAAATGGTAACTTAGATATAGAAAGATCATTTAAGTCTGAGTTAGAATTAAGAGAATCTCATAGAGGAGGTAAAAACTATCAAACGCATACAATATCATTTCCTATGGTTCATAGTGAAATGTTTATGAAGTCTGCGGGAAATAGATTTAATACAGAAGCCTTAGAGAAAAGAATAATAGATTTAGAAGAAGGAGAACTTAAGTATAACGTAGGTAAGTTAGTATACATAGATGAGTTTAATAGGAAAGTACTTTGGGAGGAAGATATAGAAGGAGAATTAGAACCTTTCTTGCGTAGAGGAGATGAAAGTGAGGCTGATAATTTACAAGGGGGTATAGTAGTTTATGAACATCCTCAACCTTACAGACCTAGTAGACACTCTTCCAATCCTTTATATATTACAATATATGACTCGGTTGACATAGATGATGTTAACGGAGAAGGAGGAGGCTCTTCTTTATGTAGTGTTATTGTACTTAAATTGTACGATTTTAACGACCCTCAATTAATGCTAAATGTAGTATGTGAGTGGTACGGAAGATTTGGGGCTATGGATGATAATCATAAACAAGCTTTTATGATTGCAGATTATTATGGGTCTAAGTTATTTCCTGAGACTAACATTGAGGATATATTAAGGTATGCACAGCGTATTAGAAGATATGATGATTTAGAAGATAGACCAGCATATTCGGCGGCAGAGATATCAGTGTCTAAACGATCTTATGCTAAAGGATTTACAGTCCCTCCTAACGGTAAACCTAAACTAGAAGAATTTCTAAATGAAATGCTTCACCTAGAAGTATATAAAGACGAATTTATAGATAAAGATGAATATACGTATAGAAGTATACGGGTAGTTGATATGATACCTTCTATACGGGTATGTGAAGAGCTTAAAGATTATAACTCGGAGGATAACTTTGATGCCGTGTCTTGTTTATTTTTAGGAGCTTTATATGTAAGAAACAAAAATTTACAACCTATATCGGAAGATATGGATAAAGAGGAAAGTCTGGAAATAGAGGAATTTAATTCGTATTTTATTAATGTACCGCAGAATACAAGACATCCTGCATTTGATTACTAACGATGGCAAACATTCATAACAAAGTAAACAGCCCTAACTTTCCATATAATCTGTCTTACAAGGAAAAGAAAAAATCTGACTTTGCTGCGGCGAAGGCTATGATGGATTATTATAACATGATTTCTACTGTTACTCCCGAAAGGATACGTAAATTTGAAGAAAACATTAATTTACATCGAGGAGCATGGCCTGAGATTGAGAACTTATCTCCAACTACTAATGTATCTATATATGGAGAAAATGTAACATTAGGAGGAGGTAAATTATATCATTTTCCAATGATAAATATAGTATCTCAAGCACAAGTAAGTGATTTAATAGGTCCTTTTATTCCTATCATTAGAGATACATCTACTAAAGCCAGAAACCATAGAGATGAGGTTCGGGCAAATAAAGTAAAGTCTTATTTTGAGACTAATGTAATTACTCCTAAGATAGATGCATTAAAAATGCAGTTTCAAGGTCAACCTATTCCTAAAGAAATAGAGGACCAGATTCAACAGGCGGTTATGAGCGAACTTCCAGACTCTGTTATAGAGGGATTGGATGAATATAAAATGCCTGATGAGTTATTGATTGAGTTATTATATAAACATGTAATTGAAGATCAGAAGGTAAGATATAAATTTGATTCAGGGGCAGATTTTGCTATAACTAATGCTGAAGAGTATTATTTAGTAGGCATGGATTCTGTCGGGCCTAAGTTTAAACTACTTAACGCTAAGTGGGTAGAAAGCGGAGGATCTGATGATAATGAGTTTACTCAGGATGGTGAGTGGGCTAAGTATACTGAATATATGACTTTCCCAGATTTTATTGCTAAATTCGGGGCAAGTGTTAAATTTAGTAAATTAGAGGAAATTATAGACTTATATAGTCCTATACCAGGTTCAGGAGGAAAGACAGAGGCAGAAAGCGGTATAGATCTAGATGTATTAGATGTTATAGGAAGTAATTCTGATTTTCAAAATCCAGGATCTGACTTATATATTGATGTTAAAACTATGGAAGGCCAAGAAAGGCTTAAGAAGTTATATCAAAATTTAAGCGGTAAGCATAAATCTGGGTCGGGCATAAAAGTTGTTTATATTACATGGAGATGGAATAGAATAGCTAAGTTAGTAGAAGATGTACAAGGTAAAGAGAGGATAGAAGATGAGCATTATGTAAAAAATCCTGCTAGAGGCGATAAAAAAGTAGAAAAGATACTTTTACCTCAAGTATGGCATGGTTATCTTATTAATGACCAACACTATGTAGAAGTTGAGCCTGTTCCTTGGCAGTATGATAATTTAAATAACCCATTTAAACCAAAATTACCTATACATGGCATTAAGTATAATACTTATATGTCTAATACTAAAAACAGCTCTATAGTAGATTTAGGAAAGCCTTTTAACTTTAGGATAAATGTACTACTAAAGAAAATGCAGGAGTATGAGTCTACTGATATAGGTAAAGTATTATTTTTAACTCAGGATGTAAAACCTGATAAAATGTCTTGGGGCCAATGGTATAGTTCTTTATTTCAATCTAGAGTAGCTTTATTAAATACTAAGTACGAAGGAGCAAGTGTTCAAATGAAGTCTCCTTTAATGATGCAAGACTTAAGCAGAACTTCTGAAATAAGTGCTTGTATTGAAAAACTTAGATGGTTAGAAGAGAAACTAATTAGGGCAATGCATTATAATCCTGCTAAATTCGGAGATATTGGGCAGTATTCTACCAATGACAATGTTAAACAAAGTTTAGCTGGAGTAGATAAGCAGATGCTTAGGTTTATAAAGAAACGTAGAGAGCTGAAGATAGAAGTATGTACAAGCTTACTTAATGTTACAATAGCTTCATATAAAGATAACGATTATATGAAGGAGTTACTTCTTGATGATTATCTAAAAGTATACTATGAGATAAATGTAGAACCTTTTTCTGCTAGTTCTTTATCTTTATATTTAGTAGATGACTTTGAAGAGTCAACTAAGTTAGAGACAATGAGGCAGTTAGCTTTATCTATTATCCAAAATGGAGGGTCAGCTAAAGACATTGCTTTAATTGTGGCGGCAGATTCAATGGCAGAAATAGAAGAGGTATTAGGTAAATCAGACAAGAAGAAAGCAGAAGAAATTAACGCTCAGCGTAAGCATGACGTAGAATTAGCAGAAAAGAATAACATTAGCATAGAGAATCAATTGAAGTTAAAACAACAATATGATTCGTTAGAAGCGGAGAGAGAGCGCCAGGTTAAATTGAAAATGGCGGCTTTAAATGCTAGCTTAATGTCTAATGCTCAAGACATAGATAAGAACAATATAGCAGACAGTTTGCAGAGCACTACTATGAAAATTAAGTCAGAAGAGAAGTTGCATGCAGACGAAATGGCTATTGAAAGACTAAAATTGGCACAAAAAAAGTGATTTAAGCTATAACAATTTTTTTGTTAAGCCTAAAAGCTTGTGTATATTAATTAATTTAATCATCTTTGCAAATCATTTAACATGAAGAAGGATTCTGTTGTAGATCCCTTTGAGTCTTTAAATCAAGGGGTCCCTAGAGAAGTGTCTCTAGAGGATATAGAAAACGAAAATTTAGACAAATTAGAAGAAGGAGAACTCCCTATAGATACTGAGGACTACGAAGAGGATAATGGCGACGAAGGACAGGATAACGATGAAAATTCGGAAAACACTGAAACGGAAGACCCTACAGATCCTGAGTATACAGTAGAAATAGAAGGAAATCCTATATTTTTAGTAGCTTCTAAGTGGAAAGAGGAAGGTTTACTGCCTGCTGATTTCGAAATAAAAGAAGATATTACTGAGGATGAGTTTAGTACAGCGTTTTATGCCCATAAAGAAAAGGAAGTTATTTCTGATTTAAAGGGAAAGGTACTAGATCAACTTATGGAAGACGAGGGGCTGACTCCTGAAGCACTAAAAACAGCCAAATTACTACATTTCGGAACTGGAGAAGAAGATATAAAGAATATTCATTTATATAAGTCTTTGGGTAGCGTCGAGTTAGATCAAAACGCAGATGACTACGAAGAAAATGTAAAAGATTTAGGATACGCCTATTATATACATAAAGGTTTTTCTCCTAAACAAGCCGAAAGGTATGTAGGAAGAGATTTAATGGAAGATGATCTTACTGCTACTGTAGATGAATACCAAGTATTCTTCAGCGAGGCGGCTAAAACATTAGAAAAGAACGTAATAGATAAAGCAGAAGCTAAGAAATTAGCAGATAAGCAAGATAAATTAAATAAATTAGAATTAATTAATAATTTATTTGAGAAAGGAGAAATAGATGGGGTTAAATACCCTAAAAATCAACTGGAATTAGCTAGAAAAGCATTATTTGATAGAACTGAAGTTATTACAGATTCTCAAGGAAACAGTAGATATGTTACTTTAGAACAACGTAAAACTCTAGAACTAACACATAATCCAGAGAAAAGATTAAAAGCTAGGATAGATTTCATATTAAATTATTTAAATAAACCAGAAGATACGGATTCAGTTATAAAAGCTACCCGTAGTTTAACGTCTGGTCTAAAGAAATTAGTGAAAGTTACTCCTAAAAACCCTTCAGCAACTACTAAAAATAAAGCAGTCCCTGAGTTTGAGACTGAGCTTTATGAGTACTAACATAATTAACATTAACATTTAAAACCGTATATCTTGGGAGCACGTCCAATAGAATCTAAGTTTAAAACATTCGCACAAGACATTAATCATCACGATTATTTTAATAAAATAGTAGATGAACGTGCGTATTTCGAAGTCTATCCTCACTCGATAGATTATGAGGAATTAGAACCGAACCGAAGGCAAATGGCTTCCTATGCAAAGGGAAACATTATAGGAAGAGACGGTAAGTTGATGCGATTGTTTGAAAACAGAGCACGAAAAATCCAAACTAAAGCTAAGACCGTAACCTGGAAATTATATACACAGGAAGGTGATATTAGAGGATCATATATTAAGCATTATGAAGGAGGCGCTACCCAACCTGGAAGGGGCGGAAAGTCTTTCTACATGGCTTTAGATGTGCCTTGGTTTGGAGCTAATGATATAATTATATTCCAAAACTTACGAGAGATTCCTCTCTTGGTAAGAAGTGTAGAACCTGACGGTCAGTTTTGGCGTTATGAGTTTAAGCTTTTAACGGATGAGTATAAAGCCTCTTTCCCTATTACATATATTACTCCAGGGGATAGAGTAATTCAAATTGGATCTTTAATTGGAGAATCTACAGTAGAACGTGGTAATATTAACTTTGGAGAAGGAGATACTTTCTTAGAGTTTGAGATTAACATGACTCGTATGGGATGGCAGACGAAAGTTACTGACGACGCTTGGTATGCTGCTAATCACTTTAGATTACGCCCTAAGTGTGCTGACGGCTCAGTAGATGAGTCTAAACCAGGTATTTTATATAATACTTTGGATATGAAGTTCGAAAGAGCTGTCAATAGACAAATAGATTTATGGTTAACATATGGTAGATCTGCGGGTCGATTTGCAGGAAGGTTCTTAGATGGATTAACTGAAAAAGACTTAAAGGCAGGGCCAGGTTTATATGAATTCTTCGAATCATCTTATATATATGATTATAACGTAGATGGCGGAAACGTAGAAATCTTTACAGAATTCTTACCTCCACTATGGAATGATAAAGTAGATCCTGAAGATCGTATAGTAGAAATATTCACAGGAACAGGAGGTTTAACTCTTTGGGATAAGTGGATGCGAGCTGCTGATATTGAAGGAGTTGTACATACAGAAGATTGGAGCTATGAAAAAGAACAAGCTCGTTTTAAAGGTCGTACTGGAGTAGGCTTAAACGCAAAAGACTATGTGTCTTATCATATCAAGCCTTTCGGTAAAATTATCATAAGGTATTTACCTTTCTTAGATTCTGAATTGATTGAATCTAGAAAGTATAAAAATTTACCTATCACAAGTTATGAATTTTTAATTTTTAACTTTGGATATGGAGACGGAAGAGATTCCAATGTGTATATCTTAGAGAATGACACATATAAGCAATATGGATATACTGCGGGTACTTGGACTCCGAAAGGAAGACGTTTAGGTAATCCTGCTGCAGCATCTTTTGCTTACAGTGCTAATCCTCACGAAAATGCATACTGGTATATCTATGAAACTATGGTAGGTTTGGTTGTAAAAGACCCAGGATACTTAGTTTGGTATAGACCTTCGTTAGCGTAAGCTTTATATATGGTAGATATAATAGAATAACTGGAACAAATTTAAAAAGAGAACATATTATGGTATATACTGCAATTTTTGCAAATAAGGCTACCTTTTTAAAAGGGGCCAAAGGAGTAAAATTAGTTCATCAGAACAGCGAAGAAGACGTTACCTCCACAAGTGATTATAGACAACCTTTTTTACCTGGAGTAGGAAGATATTATACTCCTAGAAGTAGAAACGGTAAGATCATGATAGATTTATCTCAATCAGAGTTAAATAAGTTAGTGGTTGAAATGGAATTGTACGATAAAAAATCAAATCAAATAATGACTGCCCCTATTTCAAATCCAGGGGCACCATTTTGGATTCATCCTAAAGTAAGTATATTTTTAGAGAATTCAGGAACTAACTTTGATGATGAAGAAGCTTTTGGTAAATTTTGGTTAGCAGTACTAAGAGCAGATAGAGACTTCAATGTAGATAACAAGGAGTCAGATAATCCTGCGCTTGATGGAGTTACTAAGTTTAATGTAACTAAAGCGGTAGATGTACTTAATGCTAAAGATAAAGATATTGATGAAGTATCTGAAGCTACTAAGTTACTACATAACATGGATTACGATAAAAAACGTAAAGTGTTACGTGCTATGGGAATAGATTCTAAAGATCCTTCTCCAGAGCAATTAGAAAGACACTTAATGGAAAAAATTGTCACTAGTAAAGATAAGATAACTTCTGGCGGAGAGCGTAATATAGAATTATTTTTGCGCTTGGCTAGAACAAAATCTGAAGAAATAAACATTAGGGGCATAATCACTAAAGCTATATCTTTAGATAAAAGGGTAATACAGAAACAAAAAGGAATGTATTACTATGGTGAAGTAGCTTTAGGAAGAACAGTAGATTCTGTATACGACTTTTTAATTAAAGTAGAGAATACAGACTTACTCTCAGACATAGCACTAAAAGTAGATAACGGTTAATTAAAGTAATTTATTTTGATTTCTAGTAAAAGATTAGTATATGAGTTCGATCTTAGGTACAATAGATTAGAAAGTTCTCATGATTCTAGCTTGAGACTAGAAGATAAATTGGCTATAATAAATCAAGGGGTTCGAATAGTATATCAAGACGCAGTTAGTAAGGCCGAAGTAAATTCCCATTATAGGAATATATTACAGCCACTAGAGAAAAAAGAAGTAGAATTTAAGTTTATTAAAACTACTGAAAAGTATGATATATTTAAAGCTCCAGACCCAGTCTTTAAAAAATTACGATTAAGAGCTTTAGCTAGTAAAGAAGGATGTGGGGAAAAGGAAATTCCTGTCACTTTCTTTCAAACAGATGACTTAGATAATAGTATGTTATCTAGTTTTTGGTCTCCTTCCTTTAAATGGGAACTATTACTAGGAGATGAAGGACAAGAAGGTTATTATGTTTGGCATAACTCAGATTGTAAGATACAAAAAGTAATAGGAGATTACTACTTATATCCAGAAGAAATTCACTTCCCATCGGGAGCACCAGAAAAATCTTACATAGATTGGAATGGTAAAAAGCAAACAAAAGATGTAGGTTTGTCATTAGACGCAAACTTTATTTTTGATAGAATGATAGATATGGCTATTTTAGTAGCCAGAAATATAAAAGGGGATGTTCGTGATTACGAACTCCAAAGTAACAAAATTTTGAATACAGATAAAATAAACACTTAATAATGGGAGGATTTAATCGTCAATCAGTTTTAACTTCTTTTGGTAACTATGTAGTAGCTGCAGCAGGCAGAACTGTCTTTCCAGATGATTCAGAATTTCCAAATGCTAAAGCAGGGGAAATTTTAGTTATGTCGAATGGAGTAACTATTGGTGCGGGGTCAATACCTACAGCAACTAATATAAGTATAGCATTTGGTGTGGGACCTGTAGGAGGAAATGCAACTTCTTTAAGGTATTTAGCAGGAGAGGAAATAAATTTATGTGATTCTAGTATTAAACCTAGAGTTACTGTGCCCGCATGTGGTACGCCTCAAGTAGTAGATACATTTTTAACTGGTTGTTTTACTCCTAATGATCAGTATACATTGGCTATCAATTTAGATGATAGTTATGTTCGATCTCATTATCAAGAAAACGAAAAACCTTCCTACGTTTATTCTGTATCTAGTGATGCATGTTCTTCTTGTAATGATTGTGATGCTTCTGTGTCTTGTACTGATATGGTATGTAAGATAGTAGATGCAATTAACGGAAAACATCAAGAAGACCCTACAAAAATTACACGTTTTATCCGTGCGGATTTAACTAAACAATATCAACCATTTAGAGCAGCTAGATTATTTCTAGAGACTACATTGGGGGCACCTGAGACCACTAGAGAGTTTTGTTTAACTCCTACAGATTCAGCATGTGTAGATTGTAGTGTACTTACAGGAATTATCGGAGTAACTATTGAGGATACTGATTATGATTTTACAGGAACTACTTTAGTTGGTAATACAGCTATTACATTACCTTCACAAATCAAACAAGTAGTTGCCGAATTAAATAGAGTATTAGAACCAATTGGAGGTTCTGCCTTTCTTAAACAGTCTATTGGCAAGTGCTGCGATATTTCTATCGAAGTAAACTCATGTGCTGATATTATAGAATTAAGAACTGCAAATGCAGAAGAGCCAATTGTTGCATGCGCTTCTACTAATCCATTCACTGATATTGATATTGCTGCAGTATGTAAGAGCTGTACTGATGAAGGTACTACTATTACACCTACTTGTGGATTTAGAGTATTTGTAGATCCTGTGGAAGTTCCATGTGATTGTACTTATCCTCCTAATTTACCTGCGCCAAATTACTATGGCAGAACAGTTGATATTCAACCTGTTGGAGATGGTTGGGGATGTCAGTCTTTCTACACTAAAGTTTCTACAGATCAAGTATTACCAGAAGGCTTCGGTTATTTCTGGCAAGATTTGGCTCACTATGGTCAAACTAGAGGTGGCTCAGGAAGAGATTTCAGATATAATAACATTCATAGAGGAAATATAGGATTACCTGATGCTAGTTCAAGATCTACTAATGCCGCAAACGGTATTGTGTGTGATGAAACGTATTGTGTATACAATCTAGTAACTACTACTATGAAGAACCGCTTTTTCAATAATGCGGGGGTCAATGTTAATCAAGATATAGATTATGTATTAATTCCTTCGGGAGACTCTACAACTAAGACATCTTGGGAGACAATGTTAACAGCTTTACAAGCTAGAGGTATCTGCAATGCAGGAACTATTACATGCGCTTAATTAAAAATTTCTAATGAGTAAATCAAAAGTAAAATATACATCAGGGCAAGTATATAGTAAAAGTGTGCCTAATATTTTAACGCAACATGACGCTTGGGCAGAAGATGCAAAATGCGGCTGCGGTATAAATTGTTGTGACCACACTATACATTTACCTATAAACGATGCTTCAAGCACAGCTTCTTATGATGCTTGGATTGAGTTTGTAAATGTTGGAGGTACTATAAAACTTAGAATACATACAGATTTAGGAGCTGGCCCTATAGTAAAAGAAGTAACTTTAGCCTAACGGTAAATAGTTACTACTATTAATTTTCTTTTTTATTCAAAATAATCAATGGCAGCAACTACTTACTATATAAGAGATAATGGGGACTCTATTCAAATAGCGGTCCCTATATCTAATAATAGTGCTTCCGTATCTGGCGCAGCTAGTGTTGTATTTGGTGCTTTTAATGGCACCTTAACTCTTACTAATACTTACGTAGATGCGGGTACCTATAATACAGGTACTAGGACTTGGAGTGGTTTCACTATTCCAGCCCATCAAACACGAACAATTTATTTAGATTTTACAGTAGCTAATGTAAGCTTACTTCCAGTTACTATAACAGGTACCATTTCTGGTAATCATGTTGCAGATGGTAACGATGGGGTAGGCACTGCTATTAGCATTACTTTAGAAATAGAAGATGAACCTGCAGGACCTACTGGACCTACGGGTTATACTGGTTACACAGGATATACAGGACCTAATATAACAGGTTACACAGGATATACTGGTCCTGGTAATTTTACAGGTTATACAGGTTATACTGGTTACACTGGACCTACAGGTTATACTGGTTATACTGGATATACAGGAGCAGGTAACTTTACAGGTTACACAGGTTATACTGGATACACTGGTTTTACTGGATACACAGGTCCTGGTAATTTTACAGGTTACACTGGTTATACTGGTGCTGGATCTACAGGTTACACTGGATATACTGGATTTACAGGATATACAGGATCAGGAGCTACTGGTTACACAGGGTATACAGGTAGAACTGGTTACACTGGTTTTACTGGATATACTGGTCCTGGTAATTTTACAGGATACACGGGTTATACAGGTTATACTGGAGCTACTGGTTTTACTGGATATACAGGAGCAGGTAACTTTACAGGATATACAGGTTACACTGGCCATACAGGGCATACGGGATACACGGGATATACTGGTGCGGGTAATTTCACTGGTTATACAGGCTACACTGGACCTACTGGTTATACAGGGTACACAGGGTTAGGGCCTACAGGTTATACTGGTTACACTGGTAGAACTGGTTATACTGGATATACTGGAGCAGGAGCTACAGGGTACACAGGTTATACAGGTAGAACAGGTTATACTGGTTACACTGGTTACACTGGACCTATCGGAACTACAGGTTATACGGGTTATACAGGGTATACGGGATACACTGGAGCAGGTAACTTTACTGGTTACACTGGATATACTGGCCCTACAGGTTATACAGGGTATACTGGTTATACAGGTTACACTGGAGCAGGTAACTTTACTGGTTACACTGGCTACACTGGACACACAGGACATACAGGGTACACTGGATATACAGGAGCAGGACATACTGGTTACACTGGTTATACTGGTAGAACTGGATATACGGGTTATACAGGTTATACAGGCTTTACAGGCAGAACTGGCTACACTGGTTATACTGGCCCTGGAAATTTCACTGGATACACAGGTTATACTGGGTTTACAGGAAAAACAGGGTATACTGGTTATACTGGACCTGGTAACTTTACTGGGTATACAGGATACACTGGAGCAGGTAACTTTACTGGTTATACAGGTTATACAGGATATACAGGGTATACGGGATACACTGGAGCAGGTAACTTTACTGGTTATACAGGTTATACAGGTAGAACTGGTTATACTGGATACACTGGCTATACTGGTTATACTGGAGCAGGACCTACAGGACCTACAGGATATACTGGTAGAACTGGATATACGGGTTATACAGGTTATACAGGCTTTACAGGCAGAACTGGTTACACTGGTTATACTGGCCCTGGAAATTTCACTGGATACACAGGTTATACTGGGTTTACAGGAAAAACAGGGTATACTGGTTATACTGGACCTGGTAACTTTACTGGGTATACAGGATACACTGGAG